TCTTCATGCCGCTTGATAATGCTTTGGGCATGGAACTTCAGAAGGGGAGTGGTGGCATCGCTGGATGCAAGCGCCTTGAAGAGGGACACGTCTGGAGAATCCGGATCGGAAGGAACGAACCCCCGATACAAGTCCATATTCGATATGGATGGATCGTCCAAAGCAACCTTCAAGCCATCCAACCCATCGAGAATTTTCCCGAGTGCGCCGTTATTACACGCATTCAGAATTGTTTTCTGGGAGGATTCTATGATCTCGAAGTATGCGATATGTTTTTCCTCTTCCGATTCTTCCTCCGGTATTTCTACAGGAGGCCCCAGCACTTTGGAAAGAGAGTCCACCAGGATATCGAGAAGATCGAAGAAATTGGATCCGAACCACTCTTTCATGTGCGCCGCATGGTCGGGATCGACAAACTTCAATTTTTCCTGAGTGGAAGCTTTATAATAATAAAGCATCATATTGGCTTGCTGCATCACCGCACTAAGAAGATCTTTTTCATCGCCAGTTACCTCGAACTTTTCTGAGGCGACTTGATCCGCCAAATCTGCCATGTAAATCATAGCGAAACGGATCTTTGGAAAAATCTCATTTGCAGCACTTTCACCGCCAGAAGATGTTTGGTCGGCATTGTCTTCCTTCTTGGAAGAAGTCGGTGGGGGCTCCTGAGAACCCCCGGTGGCTCCATCTTCACTCCCAGAAGATTTATTCGACGTTTCCGCCGTATTCGTCTCCTGGGAAGAGCCTCCTAATTTCCCGACTCGGCCTTGGCCTTTTCGGCGTCGGCCTTTTCCTTGGCGGCCTTCTCGGCGTCGGCCTTGGCCTGTTTGTCATCCGCGGTCTTCTTGGCCTCGGCGGCCTTCTTTTCCGCTTCGGCAGCTTTGGTCTCGGCTTTCACCTTGGCCTTCTCTGCCCTCTTCGCCACGTTCTCGGGTTTGTTCCAGGCTTTCACACCCCAAACAATCCCGCCGGCCACCGCACCGAGACCGGCGGTAACGCCAGCGCCAATGAGGCGGTTTTTGTTGGCTTCGGACAACCCGCCGTCAGTGGACAAGTTGTTGAGACGGATACCACGGATACCATTATTGGAAGGTCTCAGTTTCATTTTAATTCTCCTGTGTTGAAGGTTCTGATCAGTTCCAATAAACACACAGAATATTCCATAAACCCTGTATGCTCAAAACTTCATATATATAGTCAAATTAGTAGTTCCGTTTATGACGTTATTCGAGGACAAAATATCAGGTTATATACTATTATTAACCAACACCTTATTTATAGATTATTATGGACGAATATATACTAGAAGATTTAGAAGAGCTCAACGCGATGATGGATTGTTTTATAGAATCTATTCTAATTGAGCACATCATGGTTAGTTATGAAAGTCCAGCGGGACAAACTAGACGGATAAAGCAGCTTCATAAATCGAGAAATAAACTCGCAGGAATTAAAAAGATTAAAATATTTGAATCCATAATAATCCCGATGATGAAATTAATAGAAATGAATCCGGATATGAATCTAGACGAAGCTTATGTGGAGGTAATTGAATCTACAATCCCTCATATTTTGGAGGCAGAGGTAGGAGTAGATAGAAAGATCGATTCTGCTAACGCCGCCGCCGGATCTACTTCGTCTAGTATGGCTTCGTTTGAGTATAGAAGGGCTATGGAAAGATGTAAAAATCTAACCGGCAAAACACAAGCACAATGTAAAGTTAGAGCTATATCGGATGCTTTACGCAAAATCAAATCTTTCGAGTATAAATGCAATGGAGCAGGATCCCCCGAAAAAAAAGAAAAGTGTTTGGAGCCCATTAAGAATCAAATCACTAAATGGACAGATCGCTTAACTAAAGCCCAGTCCGATCTAAGAACAACAATATAAAGGATAGAACTATATGGCTGGTGGAGTATTAACATCTACCCGATGTTTGCTATGTAAATTATTAAAAAAAGATTTACAGGGATTGATCGATCAAATACAATCTATAGCGGATAAGTTATTTCCAATTAAATTAGAAATAGATACCCTTATAAACGGATGGATAGCATCGACAACGGAAGCACTGCAGGCGGAGATTGATTCACTCACTTCGATATTAGATAACTTTCTTTTTATGGTTGAGAACAAAAACGATTTCGGTTCTGACTTTGATGATTTCGTTAAGAATTGCCCATACGTAAAAAATAGTCCTGCCGTTAGTAAGGTATTTAAGCAAATTCAAAATGCAGATAATACTTATACGTATGCTCCGGATTGGAGAATAGCTGCGGCGTTTTTATCATCTCCTCTAGCTTCGAATGCAGTTGGTCCGAATGCTACATTACCGGCTATTCTGGAATGTATAGATGGTCAGTTCACATTACCGGAAATAGATCTCGCTTTGAAGATACCGTTGCTTAGAGTATCATTCGGATCTATTGATATAGATTTGGTCGGGATATTAGATGATTTAATAGGGTGCTTAGAAGCATTATGTAACTACGACGGTTCTTTTTGGCGAGATGAAGTTGTATCAATCCTTGGGGATATAGGCTTATCATATAGCGTTAAATCGTTTAATGATATTGCTAACAACGGAGAGCCCATAATTGTAAAGGAAACCGATATTATTTTTACGGGGGCCTCATTATATCCATCTATAGGAGATGGTACTAATCAAATATCAGCAGCCAACTTTGCTCTATTACAAGGAATTCAAGATAAAGTAGAACGAGTTTATAATTCAATGTTAAATTCTATGTATGATTTATCAGGTTCTAATCAGCAGATAAGATCATTGATGGATCCATGCGTATTCAAATTACCAGCGGGATAATATGGCATATATATTTACACCCGAATTAAATTATTATTTTTATGATTACTGGCGCACACGCGGAGATTTACAATTCGCAGATCTTAAACTTCCAGTAATTCAAGACTTCAGTGCATCTTTGTTACCACCGAATAGTTTTATAGAACTATTATTCAATAATGCGTATTCGTATTCGACATATAACTATGGGTTTAGTGTATTTGAACTTAAATATCAGAAAGAAGAATTATTCCGGAGGATGTTTGTTATACCAAGAACTACATCCGGAGTATCTACGTATGTAACTACCGATAGTACAAATTATGTAAATGTATATACAATAGAGGCAGAAGATATTTTATTATTGGATAAACTATTGTTGTATAGGCTGGGTGCTCCTGTAGATATTATAGACATCGATATAAATACACTGACAAAAAAATTACCGAGAAGTATACATCGATATTTGGATATGATGATAAATAACAATTTCGATTATTTCACTACCACAAATATAGAGACTACTATATCGGACACTCCGTTAGAACAGCTATTTGAACTATATGTATTTAATGAGGCGCACATCATAATGAAGTCGTGGTCAACTCTTATTGATAGCGGCGAAATCAACTTGCGTCCTCTTAGATCCATAAACACAGTAAGTGCTTCGGATTCCACCAATGGGTTTATTACTATTTTAGACGTTCCTTATAGTACAGAAAGCGATAAAATATTTTTGGCGCTAAATGGAAACAGAATAGACTTCCCTAATTACTCAATTGCTTCAGATAGCACGTCTACAACCGTTACGCCAGTAACAACTATTTCTGAGGGCGATATAATTGTAGTTGAATATTATAAACAGGTCTAATGTATGGCTCACGCTAATATAGATTTATTCTATAAATTAATTCAGTATATCAAGAAAAAGAATACACTGACGTCGGATCAATTAAGAGAATATGCAGCAGATAACTCTATTCCTTTTAATTTATCAGATCTTTTACTAGGGGAGTACGAAACCTCAGAGCATTATTTTGAACGTGTATTAGATGTTCCTCCATATTTTTCAGAGGACCATAAGCGCGTGCGTCAGATGATGATAGACTGGTACTCCGTACATAGAGCACTTTCTACACAAAACAAAAGATTAGTAGATTTATTTTCATTAGATGATATCGAACTGGATGAATTATTGTTAAGCTTTGGATTTCCATATCCTAGTAAAGTAATTAACACCCAATTTAAAGCCTTGTTGATTCAAGATATAATAAACCTATATAAAAAGAAAGGAACCCCAGAAGCGCTTGTAAAAATATTGCAGTATACCGGAATAACTAATATCGTTTTATCCGAATGGTGGGTACACAAGCGGGATGGAGTGTTTGTAGCTGAGGCCGTTCCTGTATATCCAGAAACAGCTGTAGATAATGCTACATATAGACAAGTTATTCCTTATTCTACATTCATAGAAGGTAATAAATTTTGGAAGATTTCAGAAGCCGAAATATCAACCTTGTATGATTCCAATGTTATAAAACTCCCATCTCTCACAACTCAATTTTCATTACACAGCGGTGCCAATTTATCGGAAGTATTATATGGATTATCTATTTTACACAGGACTATTCAGGAAAGTTATACATACTGGCTGAACTATGTATTAAAACCACATACCGATAATATATTGGGTGTAGTGACGGTTATTCCTGCAACCCCCACCACTGGTGATACTTATATATATGCTGACAATGTTTTTACAATGGGAGATATAGAAGTTGATGAAACGTCGGGCATAGAAGAATATCCCAATTATGTAATTAAATATACAGGAACCGGTTGGAGTTATACTCCTCCAGAAAAGGATATGGTGGTTCTGTCAACCGAAACAGATACTCATTATGTTTACAATGGAACTGTTTGGGTCAACACAACTATAAAATTTCCTGTTTCTGAGTTGAATAATACATTAAGCGGAAGTCTTTATGAACCGGTCACTTTATCTAATTTCAATGGAACCTTTTCTATTTTAGAAATATTACTTGCATTGTTTTACTTATATGAAACAACATATTCGTTGGAAGATGATATAGGAAAAAAATATGTATATTACAACGGTATAAATGCTCCTCTTGATATAGAAACCGCTGGAATTCGCGACGATAAAGACGACGTAGATTATGATATAGTTATTAATGAGTTAGAAACAGAATTCGATAAACGCATCTGGACATATGAAGAACGGAAGGCGTCTTTGGAATCTCGATTTCAAAAACTAACTAGAGAAATTCCGTCCATTATATCACTAGACAATGCTGTTCAATTAACGAAAATATCTGATATCATTTTAATGGCAGGATTCTATAATTTTAAAGTTGATATAGATGACGCGGTAGATATATCTGGGGAAGATAGCGTTATATCTACATTCTTAACTGATTTAGAATATTATGTTATAAATGCAAAGATGTTCAAACGCGAGTTTGTTTATACTATAGGTGGCGCGAATATAGTATCACAATTAAAAGAGGTTATAAATTTCTTTAAACCATATAGAGCATACTTAAGAGACTTTCTAACTGTATATACTATTAAAGATCCAATTGGAGATTTTTTAGTTGTGCAAGATTCTTCGCATTATTTTTACGAAGATATTCAATTTTTCGATCAGTTATCAAGAGATGTTTTATTTGATTTTGGCGCTGTTCGAGATTCATTTTCTTATATAATAACTGATTTAACATAAGGATTGTAAATGGCTGATATAACAACAACCAAAGTAAAATTTAAAGATGGCCATACTCCATCAGATAAAGTGGCAATTAATGGCGGCATTCAATCTCCGCCTATGGATATAAAAGGCCGAGTCCGAATTATGGAAAGGGATATCGGTTCCGGAAAAAAAATATTATTGTTCGATACCTCTAATTTAGTTGTATATCGTGGACGAAGCTGGTTGGTGCAAAGAGCAATAAATAAATCCCTAGCTAGTAGATCGAATTGGCATAATAATTTTATTTCGTGGATGGCATTTGGCACCGGCGGTACTGTTGCCGGAACTCCATTAGTTCCATTATCTCCAGAATTAAAGGATTATGGATTAGCCGAACACGCTAGTGTTGGAGCAGGTACTAATTACACGACAGTTGACGGATTAGATTATCATACTTTTGACGCGACCTATCCAAAATTAACAAATGATCCGGAGGTTGATAATGCTATTTTAGATCCGAGTTGTACAGAGACAGATGATATAGACGGATTCATATATTCATGCGATAAGTTTTTATTATGCAATATACAAACCTCTATTTCAGCATCGGAATATAATGGTGGAACAGATCCGGCGTCATATCTTGATCTTTCGGAGGCTGGTCTATTTATCTCTCCGAGTGGATCTACTAGTTATTCTTTTGGATCCGGGGATATGAAAATGTTTGCAAGAGTATGCTTTCCTGCCATTCGAAAAACAGCAAACCGAGAATTAATTATATCCTGGTATTTATACTTTTAGTTAACTAATTGGTTTTATTAATAAAGTTTGGATTATATGTAGGGAATAAATCGAGGACAAATCTACAAGATTATGCTTTTTGCACAATTTTTATTTTTAAGTTATAAAAATTTATATTAAGGATTTATATAATATGGCGAGCAATGTAAGTATCGGTGTGTTTTCAACACTGACCGATCTATCGCAATATGTACAAGCAATTCCTGGTACAATTGGATATATTGCGTTCATTAGTGAAAAGGGTCCTGACAACGTTGTTGTTGGAACCAATGGTAGAGATTTCTTTACTGACTTTGGCCGCCCAAATATTAACTATACTGGGTCATCAGCATATGGAATGGGCCCATATGTCGCAAGTAAATTTTTATCGCAAAGTGACTCTCTTTTTGTATCGCGTGTACTTCCCGCAGATGCTGCTTATGCTAACGTATCTATTTTTGCCGATACAACAAGTGCAGCTGTGGATGCGACTAGTAGCATTGCAGTATCTACGACAGCATTATTGGACTCCGCGTTTACCTCTAAACCAGAACAATGTGTGACCTTTTACGGAACCGGTAGAGGGGAATATTATAATGATTATAGATTTATATTAGAAGCGCATACTAATTCTTCCAAGGCTTCTGATGGGTATTATATATTGGAAATACAAAAGAAGTTAGATACGGTTGATCCCGAAACAGGAGCAGATAGATGGGTTAACTCAGCTGGGCCGTTTGAGGTATCTTTCGATCCTAATGAGTTAGACGATACGGGCGAATCCGCTTGGATTGTCGATGTTGTTAACGCGTACAGTCCCGATGTCAAAGCAAAGGGAGACGCAGATGCGTGTAAAGCTGCGATTAATGCATCTGTAGATTTTTCTACTGGGTCGGCTTTTGCAAATGGTGTTCAGCTGCAATTTGGTAGCTCTGGTACTTTATTCGATGTCGATAATAAACTATCTACTACCGTAGCAACACAAATATTATCACAAGCATACGGCGGAACATTACTAAAACCGGATGGGACAACTTTTATGACTGAAGTCAGAGACGTTGAAAATTATTTATTTTCAGTGTTATTCGATGCCGGTTATCCAAAAGATGTTAAAGATAAAATCGTTGATATGGCAACCACTAGAGATGACTGCATTGCAATAGTCGACAATGGGGATAATTTTTCCGTCGCGGATTCTACTACCGAGCGTACTACTAACCAAACATATAGTTCTAAGAACGTTATGTTGGTTGATATTTATTCTCGTGTATATGATCAATTTACTGGGCGTGATATTTGGGTACCGCCTACATATCATGTAGCTAAGTTAATTACATACACGGATAAAATTGCAAATGTTCATACTTCGTTTGCAGGACCTAATCGCGGTATATTAAATGATATTAAAGAAGTTAGATATACCCCGCTATTATCCGATAGAGATACCCTTTATCTAAATCAAATCAATCCCATTGTTGCAATGAATATCGGTACAATGCTGTGGGATCAATTGACCTCGCAGAAGCGGCCATCTAAATTACAACAAGTTCATATCGTTAGATTGTATCTTTATATTAAAAGAGCTCTTACGAACTACACCATATACTATGTTCATGAAAAGAATGATGCAGAAGAATATGATAAAATCTCTCGTGATATAACAGATTTCTTAAATGAAATTCAGAACGAGCGTGGTCTATATGGTTTCAGCGTAGATGTTGGTGCTAATGAGTACGATCAAAAACGAGGTAACGTTAAAGCATCGGTTATATTAGATCCTACGAATATTATTCGACAAGTTCATATGGATTTCTTTATTAAATAATTTCAGCATGTAGTTAATTCTACACAATCCGCGGACAACCAGATACTTGGAATTTGGTCAATGTCCGCGGAATTTTTTTGTTATTATTCTCTATTATACGAGGACATATATTCAGAAGAATATATAGCGCTATATATTTTTAAGTTTAATTTTTATATAATTATATGGAGTAATTAAAATGCCTGATTTTTTTGGAGGTCTGCAGACCAACCAATTCAGTAGAAAGTTTTCTGGATCGGTGGGTGGTAAGCACGTAGATCCTTATATTACAGGTTATTCTTTATGAAGTTTTCCTCGTTACCTGGGTTTGCTGATATAATTGCGAGAGATCATCCAAACGGTCTCAAACTAAATAATTCCGAAATTGAACGGATTTTATCCGCTTCGTGTTTATCTGTTACTTTACCTCCAATCAACATAACAACCACAGATTTCAATGGTCTTGGTGGTATTAGATGGACAGCCCCTACAGCAATAGATCAGGGTAACGACGTATCTATGAGATTTTTAGAATCTCAGGATACCCCCATACGTTCTATATTTAGTGCGTGGGTAAGGCTGATTAGAGATTATAGAGTTGGAGCTGCAATCGAATTTGCAGATACAATGTCTGGATACACAAGACCTAAATACGCAACTGATTTATACTACTGGACAACTACACCCGATGCGAAAAGAATACAATTCGCAGCATGTTTATCTGGTATTTATCCAACTAAAGATCCAGTTGATATGTTCGGACATGATGTTACCGCTAACGATAAATTAGAAATAGATATTGATTTCAGAACCGATTATGTATTTACTGAAAAATGGGTTGCTGATAAATGTCTTAAATTACATGAATCGATGGGTAGCAAAAAAGTTGTCGATGGTATCATGGATTCATATAAATATTAAACCAGCTGGAACCTAAAATTATTAAAATACCTACGTTATATTTATTTTCAAACTAATTGTTATCTTTTTCATAATAAGTAATATCGAGGTAAATGTATAAATGTCTGAGCACATTTTTAAGGGGTTTAATATTGAGTATCCAGTATACACAATACAGACCCCTCATACTGGAATAGTATTAGAAGTAAGATGTTTAAATGTAGCAGAAGTGGCAAAACTAAAATCTTCAATTACTACTGCGGCCCGAGTTCCGTTTATTTTAAATAGAGTAGTATATTCGTCTATTGTAAATAAACCCGCGTATATGCGAGATTTTGAATCATTTAGTAAAATGATTACCACTAGAGACAGAGAAGCTCTGTTGTATGGATTGTATCAAGCCACATTTTCAAATGAAGTCGAGAGTATAGGAGTTGTCTGTCAAGAATGTAATGAGAAAGAAAAATTAAATTTAAAACTTAGTGATATGATGACTGTAGATATGTACCCGAAGACATTAGAGGGTGTATACAAGGCACATAAATATGGCAATCCATTGGAGTTTCAGCCAGACAGTGTTATGGAGGAATCTATTAGCCGCACAGAGAATATTCCTGATGAAGAACCTCCAGAGGGGTTATCTGATGAAGATCAAATCCAATGGGCTAAAGATAGAGCCGATGCAAAGCGCGAGGCCGCATTAGTACAATCAAAACAAAGTCCTCCGCCACCACAAACAGTAAATTCTGATATCTTAGATAGAGAAGTTAGGGTTACTCTACCATTATCAAAAATTGTAGCTGTTTTGAAAGTCCCTACTGTTTCCGACGAAGAATTAGTATTAACAGATAAAGCAACAATTAATAGGGAACTAAGGGATCTACTTAGTGAACTAATGATTATATCTAGATTTGAAATATACGATTCTAATCAAACCATGACTGGCGCTGTGACTGGTCGAGACGATGTATTGATCGGATATCAGCAGTTGCCTAGTAAAGACCGACTTCATATATTTGACGAATATAAAAAAGAATTTGGTCAATATGGTGTATCTCTCAATCAGCATTGGTCTTGTAATCAATGCGATTCAGAAAATGAATATGGGATGGATATTACTGAACAATTTTTTCGGATGGTCGTTAGATAGCTCCGCACAATCTGTGTTCATAAAAAACCATAATGAGCACCTTCGTTATTTGATGGAAACAATGAAGCAAGATTGGATAACGATTCAAGCTATGCCATATAAGTTCTTTTTAGAAACCATTAAATGGAAAGTTGATTTAGAAGAAAAGAAAGCTAAGCATATGGCAGAAGAACACGAGAAAATGGAACGGAAGCAAAAAAGTCAGCAGAGGATGGCTGCAAGAAACCGATAATATCTATACCTTTATTAATAACACATGAAACTAGTCGCCGAACGTTCTTATTTATTGTAGGAATTGTTTCGGCGACTTATTTAGGATTATAAATGGCTAAATCAAATTTAGATACATTTATCAAAAGAATTAAAGAAAAAGCGAAAGTCCATGATATGGACAATGTTATCGGTCCGTCCGGAGATTTCAAAACAATATTCGAGATAGATGTTTTACTGAAGCGTTATTTATATTTATTATCTATCCCTAGGGGAACTTATCCGTTCGATCCAAAATTTGGTAATGCCATACATTTATATCTACACGAACCGGCAGATGACGAAACCAAGGAACAGATAACTCAAGACCTAAATGATATAGCAAGCAGTTTGGGAATACCTAGTACCGTAATAACTCATAACATTCAGTATTTTTCTAACAAGCTTGGGTTTAATGTAGAAGTTATTATAGAATATGAAGGGGAAAATCTCGTTCATACGGTTACGTTTGATGATTCATTATTAAGAACAATCGATGGAGAAATTTAATGTATGAAATTTTAAGGAGAAATGATTATATACAAAAATATTATGATTTTGTATATAAGCAATATGCAAAATATACCCCGTCGTTTCCTGTTACATATTACTCTATAGATTTTGAAAATTCTGTACTGGAAAACGAAGACTTATTGGGTGGTACATATGAATCGCAGGGAATTGGCGAATTATCTGGTATGGTGTTTAAAAAAATTGTATTATTTCCTGTGTTTGGAATAGATCAAGTATCCCTTCAAAAGCTATCGTCAGAAAGAGGTTTTAACTATCGAGAAGGATTAGAAACTAAAGCGGTGTTTTCTACGGAATACGGATTGAGACCAAACGTCGGAGATTTTATGGATTTAAGTTTTGGCCTAAATAACAAACAGCTATCTAATAACATATTCTCTGTTACAAACATCCATAAAGCTAATATGGGAGATTATGTTGATTATTATAATTGCATCTTAAAGATATCTCCAGTACGGACAAATCAAATAGAAACTCAAATTACATCACATTGGTATTATTTAGATTATATAAACAAAATAGTTCATTGGGATAATGCTAAAAATTTAATTAAACTAGAAGAAAAAAGTAAACTTCTTGCCTCAAATATTAATACCTCTGTTTATAACACGACAACCGGGTTCTATCTTTCTAACGGATAACAACATATGAGTAATAATGATACATCAGTAGAAATATTTAATTCGCGGGAAAAAATCCGGGATGAGTTAGTAAAATTAACCCAGGAATATCTTCAACTTGAAAGTTTGAATTTAGAAAAACAAGATTACATATCATATTTAATTAATATAATTTCTATTCAAACCGCCAACTTGTTATTCTATAACAGTAGCGTATATAGAGAATTCTTTTTGACCAAGGCGGTTCAAAAAGAATCAGTTGATAGTATCGCTGCAATGCTCGGTTATTCTCAGTCATTGGCAACGCCAGCTACAGCCGAAGTTCTAGTAACTATTAATGTTGATTTCACAAGTAGTGCTACTATAACATTAGAGGGAGTTAAAACGGGATATGAAGATCCTCTTCCGTATAAATTCAAGGCCGGTAATATAGTATTTTCTCCAAAAAGAAAAACTATCGTGGATTTAGTTGTATCTAATGGAACTCTTTCCGCTGCAACAATTACCGAATATTTAGATACTGGTGGTACTAGAGTTATACCGTCTCTTATAAGCGGAAACGAAGTATCATTTCTAATAGAGGTAACTCAAACAGAAAGTAATAGCTTTCAAACAGTGGTTCCTACACTAAAACCATATGAATTTTATTCCCACCGAGAAACTATAGGGGGATCGGTATCCGGGGTATTTGTTACATCGAATATACCAGATGATCCGGCAACCTATAGTTGGACTAGTTATCCTTCTTTATATATGATTGATGCCGGGGTATTGGGATATGTATTTAGAATTATAGGCGACGACGTAAAATTCTTTTTCGGTAACGACCTAATTGGAGAATCTCCTGGTTCTGGAACTACTATTAATTTACTTATCAATACTACCTCTGGTTCGGAAGGAAATGTTATTAGTGGTTCTATAATAGATCCGGATAAGATTTATATTGTAGATAGTGTTCTTGTTTCGGGGGTTCCTACCAACATACGAAAAAAAGTAAAAATAACTTGTGTTAACGTAGAACCATCTAGTGGAGGAAAGGATTCTCCGACTATTGACGAAGTTAGATCTCAAGCCATACTTGGTGTTACCACGAAAGAGAGAGTTGTATCTGAATACGACTATGAAAATATTAGTGGAATTGTAAAGGATTTTCCTATTAGAAATTCTATACCAATATTGAAACAAAGTGATTTGAAGCAAAACGAAGTAGCTGTATTTACGGATTTAATATATGAAGATACAGTGGTTCCTATGAGAAACGAGGCAATTGCTACGGATGCAACAAACGGATACCAAGTAAAAGCGGGAGATGCGTTTCTAATAAACGGAGAATCATATAATACTCTATTCGATATATCTGTAGATTTAGATAATAAGACGACGGAGTATAAATATATTATAGAAAAGAGATCTGCCGAGGTCAATATATTAAAATCTCATATCGAAGAAACTAGAATACACCCGTCCCAAGCAGATTTCAAATTTACTACAATTGGTATAACCGATTATATAGAAGTTAAATTATCTTATTCAAAAGTAAGAGCGGATGATTACTCATCATATACAGCAACTGCTACCACAGTCTGGGATGGTACAGAATATGTAATGGGGCATTTTTATGATGATACAAACAGTATATATTATTTCTATGCTAATATTCCATTATCATTAATAGAAGAAGGGGATGTAACATTCAATTTCGACTTATATGATAATACAGCGGCTGCGTTGCTGTCGGTTGAATCTAAAATATTAATAACAAAAAACATGCGGCTGTTTATGAATAGCAATGTGGATGTTATTAGGGATGCAACAACAAACGCAATTACTGGGGTTACTGTATACGACGTTCCGCTTATGAAAACCGATTTTTACGAATCTATAGATACAAATGCATTTGCTAAACAGATATATGATAAAATTATATTATTTAATCCGGCTTCGTATAAAATGTTAACTGAATTTATGAATTTAAAATTTAGTAACACAACCGGGAAATCTACCAATATGCTATTAAATAAAACACAGCATTTAGATGTGATTAAAACAAATCCTGTTGCCACAGATATAGCGACACCCGTCGGCGGAGATCGATATGCCGTATCATCAGATATCAATCCATGGGGGCGTACGGGGGGGTTTATAGCCACCTATAGTTCTACTGATACCACGTGGAAATTTAAGAATTTGAGTTTGAATGATATGTTTACGAGTACCGAAGATGCTACAAAGTTATTATATAATGGAACGGTGTTTGTAACTCCAATTCAATCAATACCTCTGGATATTTCATTAATTGTGTTCAAAAATAAATCATATTCGTATAGCGATCAATCAATTAGTAATAGCGTGAAGAATGCTATAATTGATTCGTTATATAATAAATTTGGATATAATAAAACGATATACATTTCGATGATTACTGATGCTGTAAATTCTGTAACCGGCGTTGATGGGTGCAGGGTATTAAAACCGTCCCATGATATATTTTTTAATTTTGATCCTGTTGACGATTTAACCGCTACGGAATTATCTACATATACCCCGGAGCTTATATTTATAGATACCCGAAACATTACAATTGAGGTTCGTTAATTAAATGATAACCTTTACTTTTTCTCCAGAAAAACAAAACGACCGAGAAATCGAGAGACTTCTTAGTAAAATGATTGCTACAGAATTGACGAATATGACCCGGCCTTGTTATTATCCAAAATTTACTAGTTATAAAAAGGATTTATACGCTTATCTTAAAATTACAGACGCGGACATAAAAGACTTCTACCGTCAATTTAGACCACAATATGGAAAATTTAAAATAATAAAAGATCATACTACTCTCTTATTGGTCATATGTGTTATTCATTTTACAAGAACAAAAAAAGAAAAGTTAGCCACTATGCTTTATGAGTTGTTGGCAATAAAATTCTATGGTAGTTTTCTTATGAAAGTTATGGGTAAATTCTGTAGAGAAGATCTTTGGCCACAAGCAGTGGAGTCTTTATCAGTCAAACATTTATATAAAAGACATAATGGGATACCCGGGGCCATATCTTATATAGCTGATTTGGAATATAAAAAACATAAAGAATCGTTTAAACGAACTAGAATCAACGATTATGAGTTATTACAAGCCCTTCAAATATTGAGAACTAGAATTGCACAATCGATTAAATCATTTGCAGAAGCATATTATAGGTTATATAATTCAAAAGAAACTGGTATTGTATCGAGAGATGATAGAGAGAGCGAATCGGAACAAGAAAGAGAAAAATTAATTGCCGATGAAATATCTAATAGAATAACTACATATAAACAAATGGATTCGGTAGCTTTTCAGAGAGCGTCGATGATAAGTGGGCTGAGGCGGGATTTATGTGTTGAGATAGTTCGGAGTATATCGACTATAGAGAAAAAAGAAGAATTAAAATTTATTCTAATTCTTATGGGCAGGATACAGCCATTAAAGAACGTGTGTATAGAAAATAAAAGAATGGGGTTCATACGAAAATTATTGGCCCCCACCACAAAGGTAGGGACCCATGTATACAAAGACGCAGTTAAAGATTTTATGAATAACCTAGGAATATACTCTGTCAAAACAGCCGACCCAGCAAGCCTTCAATTATTTTTTAATAATTATATAACATTATTTTTAAAGCATCGAATATGTGCTTAATATTATCTAGATAATATTGCTTTAATCTTTTTCAACTGTGCGTCTTTATCTGCAGCCTCCTGTGCGACTCTATCTCTAGCTTCCTTTTGCGCGTTTCTTGCTTCTGGCCGACCGTATTTGAAATATGTGGATTCTGGGTTTAAAGTACTGGCTCTACCAGTAAATGTCTGGTTTTCTTTTATTGTCGTATTAAATTCGTTCTCATCGCCTTTGTATTCCGGAAACATATCATTAATATACTTTCTAAATGTGGGTTTGTCACTTCTTCTGGTTTTATCCGATGGTTCGTGTATTAATGAATTATAAAGTGATTGGACTGTCAATCGTACATCGACTGTATTCGGACGTTGCTTCCAACTTATATCATTTGAATCCCCTCCTTTTATTATTTCCATACTGGAAATATATCCTCCCTGTATTTTAAATAATGGACTAGCATCTATCTTTGCCATTAAACTCTGGTGATATGTATATTTAGAATCCGCAACCGGCAAACACAGTGCCATAATTCTCATTAAAGGTTTTACAATTCTATCGAAATATAATTGTTCGCTATTTGTATTTGGATTATATAATCTAACGGTTAGTGTGTAAGTAGGATCAAATGAGGTACCTCTCCATACCTTGGGAAAGTTAATTTTACTACCGGATAATATTTTTCCAAGGCCCTCCCCAACAGCATCTAATAATCCCTCTCCTTGTTCGGTTACCCATCCGGCGGCCCCGACCCCAGCACCGGCAATACTAGCTAGTACACCTCCTTCGTTATGCATCTTAGAGGCAAGTGCCTGCAATCCCTCGCCACCGCTGTTAGATCCTGTTACTAAACGTATATCGCTTAATAAAGACGATGCATTATTACCAACTTCTTCAAACTTAGATTCTCCAAATGAACTGATTACAGAATCGGTTATAGCAACATCATTTAAAAATGCTATTTGTACAGGAACTGTAACCTTCTCTAACCCCATATCGTTTAAGATTTCTGCATACTTTGCTTTTCCAAGATCGAAATCTAAGTTATATAATTTTAGACCAAGTTCCTCGCCAGCCATCGTTGGCCACATAGGATAAAAACTTGCAACCGGCATAGATGACGAAGATACGTGAACCACGTGATGATTATCCGCAACGTGTGCTATAGGAGGAAGTCCTATAATATCCGATCTATGACTTTTTTTCTTTTTATAAATAGTATCAGTATGAAGAGAAGTTTTCTTTCCTACCGCATCATATTCTCCAAGACTCATTATAATATATATCCCTTATCAATATTTATGATTACTGCAAATTTCCATTTGCAGTAGCAGGATCCATAGGACGCCCGCGATTATTGGTTGTATTGCTATTAACAACATTAGTATTGTTGGTTTGGATTATCGCACTCGAAACTCCTTTGGCACTTTTTTCTTGGGACTCTATTAAATCTTGTGTCATATTTCTTAATTCCGGAGTTAATCTAGATGACTGCATACTGGCTCGAATTTGTTCTTGTCGTGATTTCTGTCTTGTTATAGTATCTGTAGAATTTGCTAAATTATAAGCACCTTCTCCTAAATAACCACCAGCTCCTTCCCCAGCAGCTCCTCCAGCCCATGCCCCTATACCGGCTCCTATAAGAGTTCCTACCCCTGGAAAAATAGCAGTTCCGATTGCTGCACCCATCGCAGCTCCACCTGCTCCTCCAAGAAGGCCCCCACTGACTTGCCCAACTCCTTTATATATTGCCTTATTCTTTTCCATATCAGTTGCGCCGGAGCTATAGGTGTCGTAAGCAGATGCTATCGTAGCACTTGCACCTAAAGCGCTTCCCACTAATGGGATTCCGCGCCCGAATCCTTTTGCTGCGCCCCCAAGGCCTTTAAGGAATCCGCCACCGCCTTTAAGTAATCCGCCACCGCCTTTAAGTAATCCTTTAAACCCCTTTCCCTTTTTACCAGGTATTAAATCTAGAATACTACTTCCACCAAACATGGCGGATCCGGCCATCGCCATGGCTATTGCTTGAAGTCCGCTCCCAATCATTCCCAGTCCGCCAGCCAGTATGGACGCAATACCGGATAGGGCACTAACAAAAATTTGTCCTACCGTTAACATAGTTTTACCCAAACCGCCGTCCCCGACTCTATCTCTAATCTGCTTCAATAATTTGATAATTGTCACTGGCCATCTTGCGTATATAGGATTTCCATTGGCATCCTCTGATACTTTGGTTTCTCCCATTAATGCACGTCTTACCCGTTTAAATCCGGCTGTTGCCAGATTTTTTATCCACGAGAATGGTTTGAATGCAAAATTAAATAATTTAAATGGCATGGATATCGCTTTCAATGCTAATTTCGGGCCGTGTAATATAGCACTAAATAAACCACTAGTTAAACTAATCATTCCTCCTAAAGCACCTGTAATAACCGGCATGCTATTAGTGATGGCAGATGTACCTATTTTAATAGCCGCAGTTAATGCAGTAAACTTTAAGTTTAAATACCCCATGAATACTTTTCCAAATCCAGAAGCCAAGCCAGCAGATAATTTAAATGGCAATGTAATTAATGATCCGGCTATAGTCGATAATATACCACCTCCCTTTTTATTGATGATGGTTGTATTTCCCCCAACGCCACCATCTTGTAATAGAGAAACTATAGAATCTAATCTAGTAGTTATAGGCGTCCAGAAGTCTGGTTGATCCGCTGGTACAATTAGTTCTTTGCCGTGAACGGTTATTGGTACTCCAGTTCCAATAGGAGCATCCACGTAACCCCCAGTAGCCATACCCGCTACTGTACCAGGAATATTTCCTCCCAATCCATATGATGCGGTTCTTCCTACCCTACCAGCTACATCTCCGGCTATATGTCCTAAGTTTTTAGCAATTGTTCCTATATCAGATACTATAGTTTTAACAAACCCCTGTGCTATATATTCTTTAAATGTTTTCGACATAGTATTTAAAGACCCTAGCATAGAAGTGAAGAAGTCTTTAATTGGTTCCATTGACATCTTTACTCTTTCCCACATTCTCTGAGCAAATGTCATATTTTCTCCTCCAGCGACTTCCCCACCGAATATGTTTTCCATTATTTTAATTGGCATCCATATAAATTTTAATAGAGTTTCTTCTATACCTTCATGGATTTTATGAAGGCTTTTTGGTAATATTTTTTCTGTGATAAATAGACGGAGATCTTTCATAAAATCCATTGAAAACATACCAATGTGGAAACTAAAAATTCTCCCAAGGGTTCCTTTATTTGGATCCAATAAATCCATAGCACCAGCGCCCGCACCAGCAAAATCTAATTTAAGAAGACTCTTCAATATCCCTGTTACGGTATCAATAGTTTCTCCAAATCCTTTGAATGATAAACTTACAATACCTAACACACCGCCCTTTCCATCCTCACCGAAAAATCCTTTTTTTAATATTCCAGGTACAAGCTCTTGCCACGCATACGCTATTCTATCCATAAAAGTTCCATTGCCCTTTACTTCTTGATTTAGTCTTTCAAAAAGAAACGCAGATCCATCAGAAATTCTTCCTCCGATATGTTGCATGAGGGCCCCAGCGAAATTACCAATCTTATCTAAAATATTAGAACCATCCGTATTGTTCCACAGATCCATTAACTGATTTTTTTCTTGTTGTGCTTGAGCCAATGCCTTTTTAGCACCTTCTGTAATGGCTGCGCCCGCACCCTGGATTCCCCCCTTCATGGATTTTCCTATACCGGCGGCCCCGCCCATTGCTGCGTATTTTCCCTTGGCAGCACCAACTGCTGCTTTCCCCTTGCTAACTACAGAAGCCCCTACCATGGTAGCAACTGCGGCCCCTCCGGCTAGCAGGGGTATCAATTGCTTTGGATCTATTTGATCCTGACCAAATAATTTTCTAACTACAAACCTGGATACCATTTGACGTATAGTTCTGGACTTTGGTTGATATATAGGCATATCTAATTTAAATCCAGCTTTTAACATAGATGCGATATTAATTAATAATGCATTATTTTCATCGGCCGAGAATCTGCCATGTACATATATTAATGATAACGCTTTATACATCGCGTTAAATATTCCGATTCTATTTGGATTGGGTAATTCACTTCTATAACCAGCTCCAAACATAGGAAGAGCATATCCAATTATTCCCTTTACAAGACCAAATCCAGTATTTATAAATCTATTAAATATACCTTTTTTCTTTTTACTAAATCCCTCTTCTAATAATAACTTTATCTGAGTAAGTTCTCCGCCGAGGCTTGTAGAATTTTTATTAGATGATACAGAATTAGATATAGATATGTCCTGAATACTCCCATCCGAGCCTACATTGTATGCTAGCTGTGCTCCCCCTCTACCACCTCCCCCTCTACCTAAAAGCCCACCAGTAAGCAATTTGACGCCCCCACGCGCAACCTTTAACCCTCCTCTTCCTACAGCTCCCCCGACGCTCATCATCTCACTAGTGACGGCCTTTGCTGCTCTTCCTACACCACGACCAGCAGCTCCGACACCCCCGCCTATAGCCCCCCATGACGCCCTTGCAGCCTCTGCCACTGCCGGATTTGCTCCGATACCCCCGATTAAACCCATGCCCAATAAGTTTTTGAATGATGCGAACGCTTCTCGCGCATCCTCTTTGCCTCTATTAAGTTGCGGACTTATAGGCGCAGCTGCTGCTCTAAACGGTAACGAAATTGCTTTGCCTCCGATCTTGACAGCACGAAGACTTGTCTTGGCGTATAATAAAGCAGCTCCCGTAGCTAAACTCATTGTAGTAATCGCGAGAGTGGTAGTCAAGGATCTCATTGTAGAAGCTAAATGACTCATTGTATCATTAGTTTCTCTTGTAGTTTTTTCTAAAGATCCCATGGTATCAATCATTTGTTCATTAGTTTGTATATGTTTTTCCGAGGTTCTTTCGAATGATTGTACAGATTGATCTATAGTCTTAGTTGATTTTTCAAACGAATTCCCCGTCTCCCCTATAGATTTTCCTAGTTTTCGATGTTCTAATTTTAAATCGCGAATTGTTTGTTGTAGATCTTGAATATTTCCATTTAATTTTTCTATGTGCCCAGAGTTACCACCAGCTGTTTCTTGATTTTTAGATACTACACCTTTAAGATCTCCTATTCCGGAAACAAGTTTAGAAATATTTTGATCGGTTGTTTTTTGTGAGGCTCGTAGTTCCGCTACTAAAGTCTTAATAGAGGAATCGCTGTACGATCCAGATGAATTCTTTGGCATAGATATATCTCTTTAAATTAAAGTTAGTAATCGTTGATCGAACTTAACGCCGTTTGTTACGGCTATGGGCTCAGTAATAGTTAATGCTTCCTGGCCGCATAATGTATATGATCTAACATCCATTTTAAATACGGATGTATATGGTGCATAAAAACATCGTAATGAATTATTGATAAATCCCGGGGTCACCGGTGGTGGTTTATAAGATTTGTCCGGGTAATAACTTGTTCTCAAAATGAAATATAAATATGGAAAAAATAAAGTATACAACGCTTTCTTATATGGAAAATTTGTTTGTACTCCTCCCGATACAAAAAGAGCTAACCACTTATTATACGCTAGATTTATCCATTGATCATTAGATTTATGATAACCAGTTATTTCTAATTTATATAGTTCGTATAATAGTTTTTCTAACTTTCTTTTATCTACCGTTGCTTCGCCATCGCATAAATTAATTATTAACTGGTGATAATAATCAACCAATTCTTTCTTCTTAATATTCCAAACGGAATCTATATTATTATATGAGATATAATGACCCAATTCATGATTTAAAACATTTAATAATACTTTGGAATCTACAATTCCAAATAATGAAACTCGTTTTGGATTTAATACGATTGATATAGTATTAGTAATTGGAGAATAAAATCCGGCTGTGCTAGAAGGAATCCCATTTTTATTTTTATATGATGCGGTGCTACTTTTGAATTTTTTAAGAAAGAATCCAACAAATCCTGTTTTCTCTAGGTAACCATATAGTAATTTTTTATCATTCATCATCTCTATCAATTTTCCTTTTATAACCGGAGAATAATTAGTATGAATGATGTCTTTAAATTCGGTTTCCAATCTTGAGTTAGAAAACACAACTATGTTATCAGCTACTTCTCTATACGGTGTAAGCGAGGACGGAGCAGATCCTAGAAATTCATTTAAAGGAAATTTAGTCCGCATTGGCCTCTCTCCGTTCTTCTAATTCCCGTTTATATTGTATTTCTTTCAATCTCAATTTCCTATGTACTCTTTCTATACTAGTACCTCGTAATAGTTGATTAGAAAGCTGTGAGTGAAAATTTAAGTTTCCGAACATAGAATTGCCATCTATAGATCCGGCGGTATCTTCGGTATTATATCCTATAATATCAAGAGTATTTATAGTGATATCATCTATTTCGTCATATGTTTCGGCGTCATTAAATCCGGATAATGATTCTTTGGCATATTCTCTTACGTATAAAATAAATCCCATTGCCATACATAAATCATCATTAAATCCGACATCCGCTTCTATTTTATTTTTCTTACTAGTTAATGCTAATAACTCCAGCGCCAATTCTTTTGATTTTATACACTCTGTGAAATCTGTAGCGTATGTATATAATGCATCTAATATAAGTGGTCTGGTTTTTGCGTTTGTCGATAATCCATAAACAAATTGATTGCTACTAGATCTTCGTTTAGTAGCTTTTGACACCCTCTGTTCTCCAAAGAGATTATACCCGCCGGTATCATCAAACTGTAATTCATTTAAAACCGTTAATCCATATCCCCCGCTGTTTTCGACAACTATTAAATGATTAGGCATTAAATTTGCAACCTTCTTAACCACTTCTGCGAACTTCTTAGGTTCAAGTTTGCCGCGAAATTCTGCTACTTGATTCATAGTTCCAACATGCATTACTTCTATAGTAGAATAATCTGTGCCCGCCGCACTGGCACTATCTACTCCAATTAAATAAAATTTTCTTCTATCTAATTCTTCAAACAGATTAATCGTGGCTCCGTTTGCATGCGGCCCGGCGTCTATCTTTCTTATAGGATCTTCACCGCACTCCTGTAATGCCTCTTGGGTTTCCTCCGAAAATAAACTCGATTCATCACCAACAAATTTTAGTTCTAATTCCTGTGCTATTTTTTTGGGATTATTTTGAAGAATTTTACATTGTTTTATATACCATTCAGGATCGTTTGCGAATTCCTCAATTTCAGACCAATGTATTTGTTCCGGAGTAAATAAATTGTCTCCTTTAACAGCATCGGACCACGCTTGAAAATAAAATTTACCAGTTCCGTTAGTTTTGTTCGGTGTCGATATTAACACGGTTCCAAACGGGATGCCTTTTTTCGCTGCTGCTGCTTGTGCTTTAGATGTGGCTGGTGCCACCCCTGTCCATGCCTCGTCGATTTTATTTATATGTGCTACCTCGTCCAAAATTAAAAACGAAATTGATTTACCACGAAATAGTCCTCCGGGATTCGAAGGACTAACTGCCGCACTCCACAATTGGCTGCCGTTCTTTAATATCATACTCTGTGCTGTACATGCTTTATAACCAGGAAATAACCATGGAAAGTTATCTGCCACTCTATCCATCATAGCCGTAGCTTTTCTGGAAAAATCAGAAGCTTCGGTCCCGCTACGAGATGCTATTCCTATTATAGTGTTTTTGTGAAATAACATTACATATACAGAAATGGCTTGTAGCAATGTACTGAACCCGGTCTGTCGACTTTTTAATAATACTAGATGATGATTATCGAAAAACGATTTTAATACTCTTTTTTGTGGCTCGTATAATTTAAATCCTATATTACCACCAGCTTCCGGTAATTCTACACACTCTTCGATAAATTTGACCGGATTATTTTTCCACTCTATATAGTGAGCAATATTCTTTAATTGCTCTTGCTCGTTGAGTTTACCTTTGAACTCTTTAGAGGGCTTTCTTCCGCGTTTTCTAGCAGCTGGCATTAAAACCTCAAATTAGTTGAAACTTACTGTTATCAAATAATTTTTCCTCGTATTTTTCAGGATTTTGAAAAAAGACAAAAAAAAGAACGCCGTTATAGACAGGAGGTTATCCTTGTCCAACGGCGTTCTTCCTAAACCACCATCCTGAGATTATGGGGGTTTATAACCGCGTCATTGCGGTTATTCTGTAGATTCGGCGTCAATCATTTTTTCGGTTTGTTCTCCTAAAGTAACTTTTGTTCTTCCATTTGATACGCTAATGCTATTAGCGGTCTTGGATTCTTTGTTAGTTACCTTGAATTCCAATTCGCTCTCCGATTTATCAAATGTCAAATCTATTTTATTTGTATTGAATATATCACGAACTACACCCCAAAAACTTCCGTTTCCATCACTCATTATTAATCCGTATTAATAAAGTATTCTAGTAATATTAATGATTTTTCTTGAAGCGTATTTACATAGATTTGTAGTTCTGCTTCTGATAATTGTTGATTTAATACTAACTTATAAGCCTGTGCTGGCGGAATCCTCATTTGAAATCTTTTTAAATCGAATTCGATTTCTCTCATGGATTTATCGATGTTTTTAAATAACTTCAACATCTTAAACCACCGCATTCGTATAAAATTTTCTTCTTTGATAACTTTAAAATATACAACTCTCCGATCTGCCACATCAGACAGAACGAAGAGATGTATATATGAATCATGCTTTAATTCAATTGGATCGTTGTTGTATCGCAATTTTCCAATCCAACGTCCGACAAACTTGGATTGTCTACTATTGCCCATATCGAATCGATTTCCTTGATGAAGTCATAGTCCTTATACACATGCTGAACATCTGAATAATAATCGGTTAAGAAGATTACAGAACTAACTGCTTTATCTTCACAAATTTCCTCCGACCTCTCAAATGCTTCATGATGAGATGTACCGCCTCTACCAGGAACATGATAGGATTTGATTTTATCTACCAGGGCCGATTCATTTTTTAACTCATACTCAGAGATTTCTAATTCTCCTTGTACTCCATGATCATGGACTACGATATGAATATCCGAAAAATAGGTTCTAGATCCCAGTAAAACTCCAAAGAATTTTCTGAGATTTGAATCAGAAATAGATCCAGACGAATCCACTACGGCAAGTAGAGTCTTTGCTGAGAGAGACGTATCTTTCTCACCCGGAACTCTTACATTTCTGAAAAACATGTTTTTCGTCGACCAGGTTCTTGATGACTGGTTTTGAACAGGATATAAAATCGCATTAGACAGGAGATCGTCCCACGGAAGTTTGATTTCGAATAATTTGTCAAACATAGTGGAGAACGAGCCCGGGGTATTACCTTTCATATGAGACATTTGACCGGAGTTCCACAAGCTCTTTGCTTTGTCATACATATCCTTCTGAGCTTGTTGGAGATCTTCTTCGGACAGCGCGGAGGGAGCTTCGGTATCCAACGGCGCATAATATTTTTTGCCGTCTTTTTCAATTTCTATGTACTTATACGTAATACCTTGGGAATTGCCCGGATTTGATCCATTGGCTTGCTTCCCATCACCCTCCTTCCCTTCTTCTTCGGATTGGGCATTGCCTTCTCCCTCGCCATCCGGTGAGCCCCCAGGAATTGTTATTTCCATTTCCTTGGTGGTTACTTTGAAGCCGTTTTCCTGCTTCATCATTTTGTCATAAAGTTCTTCGGCGGTGATATCCGGAAACTCGGTATGGATATCATCGAAATAAATCATTTTTGCGGTTGTAATCACATCTTTAAATCTCTCCCCTATATCAGACATTCTTGAGTTTCTATCACTGAATCCATGAATAATGGTTCGGTTCACAATATGATCTACCGCCAAATTCCAGATAGTTGGGTTCCTATCGGTACCTGTTCTTGTAACATGCATGTTTAAGATATGAAGAAGTTCGTGTAGCAATACTACCAACAATCCATCAATGGTGTGTTCGAATACGACTCCTTCTCCATTTTCATTGACAAGCTTGAGATTTCCTACCAATGTAATGGTTTTGCCATCCGTATATCCAGGAGTCGGAATACGTGCCAAACTTTGTTTTGCATCAATAACCTTGTAAGTCATTGCATACAGCAGGATACCAAAAAATTCCAGTTTTGGTTCGTGCATCAAAATCAAATTACATTCCTTCAGTATTTCATAAAGTTCGTTGACGCTTGTAGCTTTAGCATCCTTAACTTCTTGTAAATTTTTAAATTGCATCGGTCCTCGCGCGAGTTAAAGTGAGGGGTAGTATTTATACTACCCCTTACTAACGTAATTATATATCTAGAGCTTTTTAAGCCCTCTTTGATGACTCCAGCGATTTGCCTTTCCAGATACCTCACTGATGGCATCTGCCAATGCTGGCGCGTCTTTGTGGTCCATGAAATCGACCAACATTTGACTTGGATCCGCGCCGCTTTCGTGGAACGGAGTCGAGGTCAATTTTGAAACCATTGAGATAACCAATTCTTTCGATCCCTGCTTCATCATCCCATCCGTGAATGAAATAAGCACTTCGCGATTTGTATCCCGCATGGTTTCGGCTTTCTTTTTGCTCTCCTTCGTATTCTTCTTTTCTTCGATGTGCGCATCCACAAATACGGATACCAATTTTTCGTACAATGCAGACATCAATGCGTAGCGGTCGGTTTGATCGGCCGGAATCGTTACCTTCTTATCCCGATAGATCTTATCGATCGGCACCTTTGAATACACCTGATAGTACGCAAAAAACGCCTGGGCCGCGGATGAGCTCACACTGGCTTCGAGACATGCCAAAATATCACCCGGGGATGGTCCATCAGCTGGGGAACATTTTTCAACTTCTTTCAGGATGTGACCAAATGAAGACCACGATCGCGGAGATCCGAACTGATTTGATGTCGATTCTTCTTCTTGGAAAAACCCGGTGTTACTGGACATTTCGAAAAAGCTGAGGAGAGTTGGGTGAATCCCCGTTGGTACGGCGTAATTTTGGATCCAATATTGAATATCGCTTTTTGCATAATACATGGCACAGCGATTTTTAATTGCCGAAAGCTGAAGCTTTGCTCCGGCTGTCGATTTGTCATTGCCCATCAAAACAAAGTGAACTTTCCGCGCATCAAACTTGTGCCCATTGAGGCTGTAATGAGTGAACACCTCAAATCCAATCTTTTGGATTTCTGGATCGCAGATGTGCCAATCATCGAACAGCACAATAACCCGAGCGTGACTTTCGAGGGCTTGGTTGATATCGGAAATCAATTGCGGCATCGTCCATTGAGTAGTCAGAACCGTATTTCCATTAATAACCTTTTCCTGGATTTCCGGAATTCCGCCAAACTTCTCAACGCGCTCAAGTCCGGGCGTATATGCCAGTACTTTGGTTTCGCTGCTTCCGAACGCAGAAAGAAACATTTTTGTTTTTCCGCCTCCAGGAGTACCAACGATATACGGAACCGCCACTTCTTTACCGGCCTCTTTCGCGGAGATAAAAGAAGGAATGGTGTTGTAAATGAGATTGTGAAGTGGGACATATTGGCGCTCGTGACTTTTATTAGCGGCCGATTCTTTTTTAGTCATACTGGTCATAATTTAGAGATCCTCTCTAATGGTTTTTGGGGTTTGGTTTAAAACAAATTCACAATAAACAGCAATGCTTCTTTAGCATTCCATGCCAAAATTTCTTCGTCCGACATTTCATCTGAATCATATTTTTTCTTTTTGTTGTCATCGCCGTCGTCATCACCAGAACTACCATCATCTTTTTGCGACCTATAAGCCGATTCCATACCCGCCGCTTGTTGATGTTCATTTAGAGAATCAGGCATAAAGAAATCTCCATGAATTGGTATTAATATTATAAAAATCGCCATGTTAATCACAACGATCACAATTTAATATATATAATCGATTAAAATTGCTTTTACAAAAGGCCACATGTATTCATTCCACATTCTATTCTTATCTATATCATCTGGATCCAATTCAGATATTACGGATTTTTTAATATTAGCAAACCCGCCTATTTTAAGAGGTATCTCTACGTTTCCATTGTTCGTATTTTCTATTGAAAACCACGACACCAATTCGGATTTAAAATATTTGCGTCTTATAAAAGATAGTTGATCTGTTATAGAGGATTTATTATTAAAATTTAAATCATTGAACAAGTAATAAAAATTTGTATTGATAGGATATTTACTCATTCCTTTGATATGAATATTATTATAATCGTCTATCGCTATATATATTGTATACTTGAAGCAGGATTTAATAAATATTTTAAATTTATGCTTAAGGATAAGGGGCTGTCCTATGGATATCTTAGTTAGTGGTTTTTTACTAATAAAACCATCTCGCTTGATATCTATAATATCGGTTGCCCGATCCAAATTATTATCATCTATAGTGCTAGAAATTAATGTTTCGGCAGACGCAATTAGGAACTTTGCTAATCCCGGATTGTCTCTCTGTAATAATCCTAACTGTATATTTCTAGTTTTCTTATCAATATATGCTACATTAGATAATTCCTTTGCGCCTATAGATTTCAATATATTGTAATAACATGCAGTTATATCATATTCATACACCCCGGTGTGTACCATAGATGGGGGATCCTTATTGGTACACACCGCTTTGATAATTTTATTTTTTCGATATTTATTATATTTATTATTCACGATTATAATGCTAGTTAAAATAGAGTTTCGTCATCATCGTCATCATCGTCATCATAGCCATCATCGCCGTCCTCGTCATCTACTATATAGGTAAACGATGGAGGATCCGATATTGGAATAGAAACTGTTGCATTATTATCCTCATCAAGAGCTGCATCTAGTCCCATGATTTTAATAAGAGTAGGCGGTTTCTCAGTAGAAGTAGGCTTAGTTATTCTCTTCGGTTTAGAAGGGGCTACTTTAGATGATTGAGGTTCTTCAGGAATTGTAATACGATAAAACGAAAACCCATCAGAGAAAATCCCGATAATTTTATTAGTTATTTCCAGACGCATAAAGTTTTCGGCTAATATCATTTGTATATCGGTATTAAATCCTTCTCCATCATCGCCTGTAAATCCAAGTAACTGGGCTGTTCTTTCTCGAATAGATACCGCATCCCAGTCTCTTAGAAACAATGTGTTTCTATTTCTTAGAGAATTCCAACCACTCTGTGCATCATAATGATTTCGATATAAATGATAGCTCGTTTCAGCAATAGAATAATTAACCTCTCTGCATATGTAGTTTTTTCTATCTAGAAGCATGCTTTTCTTGGGAATATTGGGGATATTGGGTTTATCATCGAATGACATTACTTTTATATTTTCTTGTAATTTAAGAGCACTGTGATATCCGGAAAACATTTCCCATTCATAAGAAGTATGATCTCCTTTTCCAGTAAAATTTATCATCTTCTTATTATAATTCGATATTACCGAATTATGATATAAATCAAGAACCCGTTGATAGAAATTTAAAGAGGTCGATTTTACACTTAGTTCGAAGTTCCGTAAATGATAATATGTGGAAGCAATAACCCCGGTTAGTGTGATGGGGCGCGTCCCATCATTATCGTACGAGAAAAATAATGGATAGCTAGAATGTCCGTCCGAGAGACATATATTCGTATATCTTATATTAGAGTGGGTATCCAAATCACATAAGATAGTTATGCGAAGCGGTTCTTGGTTTGAAACATTAATAGTCATGAATTGATTTACATAATCGCTTATCATTTGCGGTAATGATTCGAGCTTAATTTCCCCTCCTGGGGTCGATGTATGCATAAATCCACTTGCAAATAATATTAATGCATGTAAACTTAAAAAATTCTTAGACGCCGAGTCGTGATATGGTATGGATTCTAACAAAGCTATATCAATAACGTCACTATCATACATATAATAATTTGTTAGAATAGTTTTTATTAAGGAATAATATTCATAGGAAGTTACCCCAGCCGATCCAACTTGGCTCTTTACAATAACTCGAATTCCATTTCCGCCGTGAATTGGTGCTTTGTAATTGACATGTATTCCACGCACCGAATCGGGGGTAATTCCAATTAATAATTTATACCTCTCGAGTTCTGAGGGGGTTCTAAAAAACCATTTATGATCATAACCTGCATGATTGATGCCTTTGAATATTCCTATAGTAGATGAGTCGATTCCTCGAGCGGGCGATTCTGAACGCCTATGATTCGATAACATATTTCCGGTCCCACCTATCATGTAATCGGAAGATCTGACGAGGCTGTTATATTCAATATCTGCTAGAGATAAGCTAGAAGAATATTCAAAAACAGATTTTTGCGAATTATTATGAACCGTAGTTACATTAAGGCGGTTATAGAAATTTACGACATCTATCAAATTCCAACATTTTATATAATTGTCCCGGATGCTATCTCTCATCGGCCCTTTTCTAACGAAGCCTAGAAACGCAACATCGGATCTCCGAACAAGAGATTCGAAATCTATATTGCTTATATCTGTAGATGTAGGAGTTGGCATATTGATAGCCTTTCTATACAAGTTGTTTTAATAGCGAAGCAGCACCCGTTTGGTTACTACTATGTTTTGCGACTATTCCTTCAAGTGGATCTATTCTTATACTTTCGATTTTTAATATGAACGAATTAAATCCGCAATTAACTAATTTTTTAGTTATTGCCTGAGATAGCTCCTCGTGGGTTGATATATAAGATGCAAATAGTGTTATAAATTTGGTAATGGCTGATAATCTAAGTTTGGTAGTGGGATCGGATATATATATGAGTGATATATTATAATTGACAGGAGACAAAAATTCTTTGTCCAAGGATGTAATCGAAATGGGGCCAACCTTGGACATAGAATGTTCGTTATTGGTGTGGGCTGGAATAAATAGTTTTTCTATCTGTTTATCTATACAATCCGGATTGGTAAATAGAGAATCCAACCATTTAACTAACTCTTTATCTATATCCGGATTGACACCTAATAAAATACCTAAATCGATTAGATTGTTTTTAATATTAGTATATTTCGTTGGATGTTTTGACGAAGGTTTTATCATATATTAACTGTCTTTTATTTACGTTGGTTTATATCAATCCCTATTGATTTCAGATAAGAAACCAATAATACTAGAGATTGAGGGGTTTCGTCGGAATAATCGGAATCCGATAACTCCGGGTTATCTAACATTTCTGATAAAAGTTTATTTTTAAGCCCTATACTATCCGAATGTGTAGTTAATAGGTTCTTTGTCATGCCGTGTGCTCCGTGCCCGAGTAATGCCCACACCTCCATTTCTCCCAATCTATGACCGCCTTTGTTTGTGCGGCCGCCCATTGGTTGAAGAGTTTTCTGGGAATATGGACCTATAGATCGAGCCGAAATTTTTTCTGATGCGCGATGAATCAATTTTGTAAAAAAGATATACCCAACTGATATTGGATTTTTTAGATATACTTTGTATTCAGGATCATAAACAGCCGTTTTATATTTAGCTCCCGTATATTCCATTAAAATATTCAGATTATCAGGACTAATGCTATCAAACGGTTTTTGTATAGAATAAATAATTTTGTCGATATTATTAGGATTGGTTTCCAATGTCACTTTAAATTCATCAAATAATTTTTTCTTTATTTCAGAATCATTAATAGACAATTCAAGTATCCCTTCATAATATTTATATATATTATGAATTTTTTCGTTTTGATATATCATTTCTAAGATATTTTCTTTTCCCTTTTGTAAAGCTTCCGATAAATGCAATTCATACAACTGACCGGAATTCATTCTGGATAATATACCAAGGGGGTTTATTATAATATCTAGCTTTCTACCGTCTTCGGTAACAGGCATTTCTTCATCTGGAACGACCCGTGATATAACACCTTTATTACCATGTCTATTAGCTATTTTATCACCAACTCCAATCGATTCTTTGTAAATGGCTTTGATTTCTATATAAGTTCCATTTATGTATGTTCCTTTTCTTGAAAATTTCTTTTTAGAAGTTTCTTCTTGAGTTAGAATGCCGTGATCGTTGACTAGTTCAGTAATTTTTTGCTTGGATATATACGGAGATAGAGCATCTTTAATAGATGAATATTCCTCTAACTGATAAGAATTCATCCTCCCTATAAATTTATTAAACTCGTGTATTTTTTTATTCCATGAGTTAGAATATACAGTAACCGAAACAATCTCACAATCTCTCGGGGCCCTATATTCGTTAGGCTGATTATTTATATTTTCAAGTCCTATATCGGTTGATATAATCTTCAATTTTGCATACGCATCTCCGCTTTTAATGGTCTCTCCGACGCTAGGCAATGGCTTGTATTCATCATCGTCTAAAGATAATAGAATCTTCCCACTATCTATAGTAAAGGACAGATCTATCATATGCGGGGACGTAAATCCATTTTTACTTACACTTTCGGATATAACAATTCCGTCTTCGTAATTATATCCTTTCCAAATACAAATACCAGTTAATAAATTTTTACCAAGAGCTACTTCGCCATCTTGTATATAAGAAGAATACGTAATGCAATCGCCAATCTTAAATGTATCGCCAATATTTAAAGATGTCAACATTACATCTGAAATACTCTGATATAAATTATTATAGCCAAGATCATAGATCTCCGGCGTATTATCATCATATAAAACAATTAACAATCTGTGATTTTTAAATATAACCTTTCCGTTTTTTGGAGCTTTATTGTAGAACGTTGTAGATTCTATATTCAGACCTTCGTTTCCAGATCTTATTATTGGCTTTTCAGAGTTTTCTATATAGATACTTTGCTTCATCTGGCTAGTCGCCATTTGAAGGCGGGTCTGATCATCATTTTCCATAAAAGGAACATATTTAATAGGATAACTAGTAATATCCTTATTTGCATGATCATCAAACTTTTCGAACTTCCCGAGTTTGTCAATAGATACATCCGGTACCATATTTAACAATACACCACAGCTATCCCTATCCGGGGTATCGGCGGGGCAAATGTAACCATATTGACTATCATCCATATTCCTGAGATCGGGAGGAATATTTTCTTTTTTAAATCCGCCCGGCCCCACGAGAGTTGCTTGATATAAAGCAGCTACTTCCCCTATTGGATTAACAGCAGAATGCACCCGAACGATATCTGATACAGAACACGAAGAGATAATAACATTATTGGGGATATTATATTTTGTCCCTATCTTTTTAAATAATGCTACCGAAAGGCCATATACATATTTAATCAACCCAGACAAGATATATTCTGAAAATCGTATGCGTTTATTATTAACATCGGTGACAGAAAGTGGCCCATCTACAATAGCTTGTATAAATTCGGTTATGAGCGTAGGGCCACTAATGAATTCTTTATTGAATATATCGATCTCATATGATGCCTTCAGGGAATGCAAAAACTGCTTGGCTTTTTTTCTCGGATCCGGATTTTTGGTAGATCCTAACAATATTTCTCCCAAATCTTCTTCCATATCATGACCAGAATTGTTCGAATATTTTTTATATAATCTATCAGTTTCTGTTATAATATTTTCTAGATGAGTTTGAGCGGCAGGATCTATATTGTCTAAATTAAGAGACTCGAGATATCCGTCAAACGTTTCTTTGTTTATGGTATTAACTAATAGTAATGGATAATACACGGGTGTATTATTAATAGTTACCATCATATCTTTTTTATTATATATCGCGGATGTAATATTTGTTTTTAATCTAATCTTGTCGGGTTCTTCGGCGCGATGTATAATATGGCGATCTATCAATTGATAAATGGGTATTTTTTTAACCCCGCCAATTTGAAAAAAATGATTATCTATCAAAATAGGAACATCGATAGTATAAAACAAGGTTTCGTTATTTGGAGTAGAAATATTTATTTTCAGAGTTTTATATTTATCTGTTTTTAGATCTTCCTTGCGGCGTTCGCCTTTCTTAAGCCATTCGTAATTGATTGTTTTATAACCATTTACGTTAACTCCGGCAGAAAACATTTTATATATATTACTTGCTATTTTATCCAAATCCCATTCATCTGATCGTCTATTAAGTATATTACTCATTAAATATAATCTCCGAATTAATATTTAAATAAATCTGAAAGAACAATATCTGTGTCTTGTCTACTATTGACAAGACTATCTAACATCTTGGATTTTAAATTAGAGAACGCAGTTCCGATTACCCAAGATGTTTTATCTGGTACCTTCAATATGCTAACCCATTCCGGCCTAACCGTATCCCTAGATTTAACTAATCTCCACGGATCGTTTTTGCTCCACATTAATGCAGTACATACTACCTCATAATGAATATGCTGAATACTTCCGTATTGATCAAAGATAGAATAAATTTCGTGTAAAAATTGCTCTGGTCGTTCGAATTTAAACGATTGTGGTTTATGTAGTAATCTATTAATAGCACCGATCCCGGTAATAATATCATCATTCTTAGAAGAGTTATCACCGCCAGACCCGACAACCCCGCTAAGATGGAAAGTTCTAAGAACTAATTGCGTGGTTCTTTCTCCTAACGCCTGGGTAGCAATGACACCTATTTGATTAGAATGTAATATTCCATACAAGGTTCCGTAACATTTTTTACATATTTTCTTGGATTTACAATATACAGGAGATCGAATTTTAATAGTTTGACCTATTAATTCCTTCTCGTTCTTAATAAGTTTCAATCCGGTATCGGTAATTTGATACCTCCATTTAAACGTATTCGCTATTTCTTCGGTTCCAATTGTTACTTCTATGCCATCGGTGGTTTTGCAATCCTCTGTATCACCCAATTCAATAAACACAGTACTGTAAATAAGCTGTCTAGTTAGATATCCAGATTCTCCAGTTGAAAGAGCGGTATCAAGCAACCCCTTTCTAGAGCCCCAACAACTATCAAAATATTCTTTCTTGGTAAGACCTTTTACAAATGACGATCTAATTAGATTGGGTTTGATATTATTTTTAAAATCTGCAACATAACCTCTACTATATGAAAGCTGCTTTGCTTGATCCCAAGATCCTCTAGACCCACTCTCAATATAAACAGAGAACGGCATACTTTTCAACTCATCGGTTATTTCTTTATTACCCATCACTTCATGATCTTGCTCGTGAGTTCCTTTTAGCTCATCAGCTTTATCGATTAATTTTTTGTTATAAAGATCCTGAATACTTAAAGAAAACCCCTCGAGAGTAGATACTTTAAATCCCAGATCTTTAAGTTTATCTATTGTTTTG